GTTAATCGGTGAAGGGGTTTGTACCCTTGCTCGGTTTTAATCGTTATAAAGTCCCTATAATGGCTTAAATGCCCTATCGGATGATAGTTGTGTGGGCGTTGCCCTTTGACAAATCGTGTTTCAGCCCCATTCAGCATTACACCCTTTGTTCCTTTGCACCAACTTGTGCATCCTTTTTTGAATTTAGGTAAGTGCTTGTGTGCGGTGTTGCGCAAATAACCCTGCCAAAAATCCTTGTCCTTTCTTAACTTGCTTTTGTATGCAATGTTCTTGATGACATTCGGCGTGCAATTAAACTTTACCGCCAAGTCCTTGTTGTGGGTTACGGGAAACAACAAGCGAAATTCATCCATTTCGGAATCAGTCCATGTTTTTGTCATGGGGCAAATATACGAAACCCACACGAAATAAACAATTTATTTGATTGAATACACTCCGTAGTTTGATTTGATACCCAACGCCATCATTTCATGGTAGCGTACGCTGTCAAGCCCGTGATGTACACCCGTTGGAATGTTGGTTGTACGCCCTTGGGCATCCGTATCCCAACAATAATTCCGTAATTCCTTGATTAGGTTTGTGGATGTGGATGTAACCAAATAGGATTGGGATTGCATGATTTGGATTCCGTAGTTGATTGAATCTTTGCCCTTGGTTACGCCCTTGATTCTTATTCCATACCTCCGTATCTCATCAATTGATTTTGGTTCGGCTGAATCCGCATAAACGGGTACATGGTTGGGCAATGCCCTTGCAATGTCCGAATTAAGCATTCCCGTGCGATATGCGACCTCATCAACGATTCGTTGACCATTGTATTCATAAACGGCAACAATCGCCGTAGGATCGTTTGTATAACCGAAATCCACACCACAACCAACCAACCTTGCATCCTCTGGTATTTTGTCGATGGTTTGCCAATTTGAAAAGATAACCCCTTGTAGGTTTCCAATCTCACCAAGCCCGAATACTTTCCACCAATTACGCCAATAGTTGCTTGTTTCTGCCCTATCCCGTGCCTTTTCAATTTCCGCCACAATGGATTTATCCAACGCTTCGTTGTCTTTGTAGGTAAGTACAATCATTTCCGCATCAGGGTCGTTTACCAATTCGCTATCTACCCAAAACTCCGCCACTGGGTTGTAATCCAAATAGATGAATTTACGGGTACGGATTGCCATTTGGTAGTATGATTCCCAATCTATGTTGTTGCACTCGTTAACGAATAAAACATCACGCCTTGCACCCCTCAACTTTTGTGGTTGATCCGCAGAAAAGAATTCAATGTATGAATCATTTGAGAATGTGTAGGTGAGCGAAGATTTGTTCCACTTGTTTGGGTCATACATCCCCACCATGTCCATGATTTTTAGAAAGTCACGGATTGCACCCCTTCGCAAATGCGGGATGGTTTCGGACACCACACTAATTTCACACTTTGGGTTTTGCACCGCGTATGTGATAAGCATGGGAATAATACTGAATGTTTTTGATGAGGATGTTCCACCGCGCACGATTCTAACCCGCTTTCGCAGTTGTGAAATCTTGGTTTGTGCGGTGGTTTTTTGAAGCATTATTTCACATCCAAGTCAATACCATTGAAGATTGGTTTTTCTGTGGTAACATCAATTTGTTGGGTGGGCATACCAAATCCCGAATCCATCAATTGTTTGTATGCACCAACATCACCTTTCCTTGCCTTATGTATCATTGCAAGTGTTATCAAATCTTCTTGGGATAGTTTTTCCAATTCACCCGTGATGGGGTTTTTGCTTTCTTGCATTACCTCTAACCATTTCCGTGCTATGGTGCTTCGGTTTTTGCTTCCCTTGGGTCTGCCATTGGGGTTGCCACTTTCCCCAGGTTGGAACGGAATCAAATCTTCTTTGCTCATTCTGTTTTTGTTCTGTTTTAATCGTTTGGTAGCAAGGGGATAGGCATCCACATATAGGGTGCATTAATTGGTGAATCATCATGTGACAAATACCATTGCCCGTCTAAAATGTAGGCAACCTCTTTGGTGTCAATTAATACCCACACTTGGTCATGTGGTATGGTGTCGCGGGTTTCTCTCCATGCTTTCATAGTTCTAATAATTTCCAAACTGCTTGTTCAGGTGTTGATGCTATTTTTTGTAGTGCTTTTTTTACTTGGTTGTATTCATCGGGGGTGTATTCCAATGTGATTTTTTGGGTATCAATCTTTGGTTCATCCTCTACTTCGTCAATAACTTTTGGCAGTTCCAATCCCCAATCTTCCAAATCGTCCGCATCAAAATCGTTGGCAAGTGCATCCCAATCCCATTCCCCAAAATTTAGGTTGTCTTTGATGATGAATTCTTGTTGCTTTTCCTTACTCCAATCTACCTTTTGACATGGGATGGTTACAAATTCGAGTTCCTTCATTGCCATGTATCGCATTGTTCCACCCAATATCATATTGTCTTGGTTGATAATCAATGGGCGAACCATTGTCATGTCGGGGAATTCCCTTATTGACTTTACCAACTGTTCAAACTTGTGGTCCTTAATGAACCTAGGATTCGCATCGTTGGGATGAATGTCGTTTATATTGTACGCTTCAATCATTTGTTCATTTTTATTTGGTGTGTGATGATTAAAAAATCACGATATTGTTTTTTGTCACCATACTTGATGTGGCATGGCCTACAAAGTGCTTGTAGATTCTCAATGGTATCTTTTGTTTTACTCCCTCCCATTCCACGGCAATCAATATGATTTATGTCCACGGCTTTTGAGCCACACACTTCGCATGGAATAAAATCGGATGTGTCGTACCCGAAATGATTCATGTAAATTTTAGTGTGTTTCTGCATTTAGTTGCCTAATTTGTTTTAGCCATTCGCCCCATCGTTCACGATCCGCAAACCTAACTTTGCACTTATCACAAATATAAATTAAATTGGAATCTATGTGGGGTCCAGTGGGGTTGATTTTTTCTTCTGTGCTTACTTTGTAATGGTCACAAACTTCACACTCATTCTTGGATTTGATAAGTTTCATAAACTTGTGTCAATTCATTTATCATGGTTTGCCATGCCTTTGGGTTGCAGGTACACGGCTTGTAAATTCTTTTGCTTTGGAATATCCTTGACCACATTTTGGATAGGTGGTCCGCTTCCATCGGTGATAATGTGGTGGAATTTACTGATTTGAAATGTGTAAACCAATCGTATTCGCCCTCGGTCATGCACAATGGTTTGCGGTTTGGGAATATCTTGTTCAATTTGTGTTTACGGGCATCGCAGCCACAATCCTCGCCACCGATAAACTTGGTTAAAAATTCAATCCCCGTGGCTTGTGTCACCTTCTGAATCATATCCCCCACCCCGATGGATGGTCGTGATTCGGTAAACTGTTTCCGTGTGTCTTTTTTCTTCTGCATATATCTTGTATTTGTTTTGTGTCCTTTGTTTGATAAATTGTTTGGCGTTCTTTATTGAGTTAAAAACCGAATGTGTTGGTATGCCCGTTCGTTTTTCTATCTCCCTCATGCTATGCCCATACACAAAATGGAGTTCCAACAACATTTGGTCATAGTCACGAAGTTCATCAATTGCGTTCTTCACCTCACCCATCAAATCAGAATGTGCCATTTCAGCCATTTCGGGGCTTTCTACGGGGACAAAATGGTCTTGGTGGGGTATTGTGTTCTTTTGGCTTCGTTTGATGTCCATAAACGCATTGTGAAGCATTTTGAAAAGATAAATGGTGTTGATTGTTCCGTGGTGGTTTGTTAGCCGTGTGAAATTTCCTTCCGCCAATTGTATTTCTGCCAACTTCAAATACATTGATTGTACCATGTCATCCGATTCATCACCCGTTGCACCAAGGTATTTGGCAATCTTCAACCATTCGTTGTGCCTTTTCGCTATGGCTTCAAGTGTTACCAATGTATGCTTCTATTTGTAATTTGAAATCGTCAAACGAATATACAACCACATAATGGTAATTCATTGCAGTGACTAACTTTTCCCAGTCCTTTTGGTGTGTGCTTTGCTTGTTTGGTTTGATTTTAAGTTCGATGAATAACCCGTGGTGTGTTTTGTTAGGGATGAACAACACAAGGTCGGCCACCCCTGGCAATACTCCTTCGGCTTTTAATCTTTGAGCCGTTCGCAAATCGCGTGATCCTCCGTTGGGAACATGAATCAAATGGTTTGCCCA